GAAGAGCAGCATGGGATTCTTCCGTACCCTCGCCAAACCAAATTTTAGGAGCGCATAGATGTCTGTAAAATTTGGAACGGCTAAGAAAAAGACCAAACAACTTCCCGCCATAGAACTTTCCCCCACACAGGAAGATTTTGTTTTCAGCGAGGCCGTCGTCAATATTATTTACAGCGGCTATGGGGAGGGAAAAACCTACGCTTGCGTCATAGCCTTGTTGCAACATGCCAAGCGAAACGGGAAGCCTATTCGCTGCGCCATCGTCCGGGATACGCACGAGAATATAAAAATCTCTACGGCGCGCAGCATCCAGGAGGCGCTGAACACCATCAGCCCCAACCTGTGCCGTTTTAAAAACGACTATAAAGAGCTGACCATCTTCTCCAAGCCCCGGATAGATGTTGACTTGTTTGGCATTGACGACCCCGCGGCCCTGAGCAAACTGCAAGGCCCTGAGTATGCCCTGATCTGGCTGGAAGAACCCGCCCCGATGTCGGATAAGTCAAACGCCGGGCTTTCCGAGGAAGTCTTTAACGCCGCTCTGGCCAGATGCGCCAGGCAAAAAGATGCCATTCCCCGCCTACAGGTGTCCATGAACCCGGCGGATGAAGATCACTGGACATACCACCGGTTCTTTGAAGAACCCGCCATTGACATAGAAAATCCCCTGATTACTAGGGCCATATTCAGAATACCCTATGGAGAGAACACCAAGCTTGCCGAAGTGGCGAGGCAGGCGGCAAAGAGCGCCTATAAGCATGACAAGGCCTCCTTCAGCCGTTATGTGGAAGGCCGCTTTGCCTCGGTTTACAGGGGAATAAGGGTGACGCCCGATTATGACCCGGAAAAATATCTGTCCAAATCCTTTCTTTACCCCGTGGAAGGGTTGGAGGGATTCCGGCTTTATGATGGCTGGCATAATCCCTCCATGATTTTAGGTCAGGTCACTTCCATAGGAAGGCTGGTTTTTCTGGATACCATCCGGCTGGAAAACAGCGACATAAAGACCTTGATCGAAAACAAGGCCCTGCCTTTGCTGAACAGCCCTAGATGGAAGGGCAAGTGCAAATCATGGAGGGATATTGGCGATCGCTCCATGAGGACGCCGGATCAAAGCAACAGACAGGAATCGGCGGCCAAGGTGATAGAAAAAGCCTTTAACACATTCTTTGAACCCGGTCCGGCCCGCTGGGAGCATATTAAACAAGGCATAAACAGCGTCTTTAACCGCAACATTCACGGCATGCCCGCTTTTGTCATTAATCCCGGAGAGAGGCTTTTGCATAAGGCTTTGTCTGGCGGATGGCATTACAAAACGGACAACAATGGCAACGTGATAAGCAATGTTCCTGAAAAAACAGAATTAAGCCACATCGGCGACGCCTTTGCCAATGGCGTCAATGTCTTGCTTCCCAATATCCCGGCCAAGCCAAACACCGCCGCCATGCGCCGCATGTCCATAAGAAACAAGACTAGGGTGGAGAGTTATGCCTTCTAAACTGGAAACCAGCGGCTACAAACGCTATTGGCCCCTCAAAGAGTTTGTGGGAAAAGACATGCGCGGCAATAAAATAGCTAAAGAAGTGTACCGGGACATGATCACCGGGCAGGTTTATGCCCCTGCGAATGGATGGGATGGCTCGCCGCCCGATCTCCCGTCAGGCGAGAGACCGGCAATGTCGGCTTCGGACGCCTACCGGGAGAATTACAAGAGAATCTTTGGCCACGAATGAGAAGGAGGTTTTATGCCAGCAAAATCAAAAGCTCAAAGGAGGTTTATGGGCATCGCCAAAAGCATTAAAGAAGGAGAAACGCCCGCCTCTTATTCTCCGGCGGCGGCTAAGGCGGCCAAATCCATGAAAAAGAAACAACTTAAAGAATTTGCGAAGACAAAAGAAAAAGGCCTGCCGAAAAAAGTAGGCGGACTAAAAAAGCTGAGGTGGCCGAAGGATTAGCCATGGCTTTTATTGAAGATCCAACAAACGAAGTCAGGCGCAGACTCCATGAGTTGATCAGGGAACCGCTTCCGGTCATAGATGATCAGGAGATGGCTGAACGTGAGGATGCGGCTGAGGCTTATGCGGGCGAGGATGAGGGCCATTTTGTGGACTTCTGCGAAGACTGCGTCGCCACTTCGGTCAACGCCATGCTGGATATAAGAAAAATCCAGAAGGAATGCCTGGATTTGTATATGGAAAAGGAGCCGCCCAATTACGCCAAAAAGGAAGCGTGGCAATCCAAGGTTGTGATACCAAAGCCCCATGGAGCCGTGCAATATGCCATGGCGGCCATAAGAAAGGCATTTTCAGTGGATTTTCTCTCGATTGAAAACGAGGCCGATCCGACTGCCGCAGAGATATGGGAGAAGCTAATGATGCGGCAGTTGGATAAAAGGCATGCCAACTTCCCTATAGCTTTTACCGATGCTACAGGAGTGAGTTTCGCCGTCGGACAATCCCTGGAGATGATCCCGGTATGGCGGCCTGGTCGTGGATTGCAATATTCCTTGGCAGAACCCTGGAAGATACATCGCGACCCCGACGCGCTTTCCCGGCATCCTCAATCCGGCATGTATTGGATACATCAGGAGTACTTGGACGCCTTCGTTCTCAAAGAAGGCGAAAAACAGGGCAAATATGTCAACGCTCAGCAGGCCATAGACAGTTGCGGAGAGATGCCGAAAGGCGATCTTATGTTGACCAAAGAAGAGATCGCCAGGAGAAAGAATCAGATATGGCGACGGTCAAAATACAGAAAAGCGGTTATGGTCTCAGAGTTCTGGGGCACGATACTGGACAAGAAAGGCGAGATGCTTTTGCCGTCCGCGACATACACCACGTGCGGGCGCAAGGTTATCCGCCTTCCCAAAAAGTCCCCGTACCGGACATTGCGATGGCCAGGGATGTCTTTCAGTCCGCTTCCCAATTTTCTCAGGTATGATGGTCGCGGTCTTCTGGAGGGCATAAGGACAATCTGGTATTTTATGTGCTCGCTGCTTTGTCTGCACGCCGATAATCTTAATTGGGTGGTCAATCCTCCGACAGAAATAGATATATCGTCCCTGGTTGACCCGGATGATGTGGATAATTATCCCGGCAAGCAATACCTTACCAGGGGCACAATAAGCGGCCAGCAGGCTATCAGAACTGTGGAACGAAAGAATATCACCAACGAAGTCCTGGCCAATTTGCAATATGCCGACCAGAACTTCCAAAGAGGAACGTTTGTGACTGACGCCGTCCAGGGGTTGCCGGGATACAGGGCGGAGATAACGGCCAGGGAGGCAGCCCAGAATCTTGACCAGGCTTTGAGTGTTTTTGGACTTATGGGCATGAATGTGGAAGATGGGGCCATAGAGGCCATAAGCGCCGGGGCGGAGACGGTGGAGATAAATGCCGGGCTGGATGATCTCTCTGAGATATTCCCTAACGAAGTCCTTATGACTATGGTTGACGAGACTAGTCCTACCGGAATCCGCCTGCCGAAACTGACCGGGGCCTATCATGTGTCCGGCGTTTCTGCTGTGATGCGGGATGCCGAGGTTATAAGGGCTATAAGGGACACGATACTTCCCCTGGCCGGGACGCCGCTTTTTGCGCCTTATATGAAGCCATATAACATAATAAAATCGCTGGAACGTCGATTAAATCTGAAAGACGAAGGGATAATTGTGGATGAGGCGGCTGCACAGACCGTTGACGCCGCCCAGCAGGTTGCCCAGGAAGAGGCCATTCAGATAGAAAGAGAACAGAAAGCCAGGGAGCTTTTGACTCCGCTAGGACAGGTTCCGGGACAAGGAGGCGGCGCATGAGAACGAGCAATGGACCGATGTCAGGAATTGGACCGTCGGTCTGCCCAGTGACCGGACTTCCCGAAGAGACGGACGAGTTGGAGCGACAGCGAAGACAGAAGAAAAAGATCGGGAAGATAATGGCTCGGAGAGACGAACTTCTGAACGATCTGTCCGGGAATGGCGGGGCGGTTCTAAAGGCCCTCGCCGCAAGGATGGCGGACAGGATTAATGAGCTTGTGGCCCAGGACCCGGAGGCCAACGCCCTTAGAGAAATTATGATTCAGTTTACGCATGAAATCAATTACGGCAACAAGTTGGCTGAGTCCTTGATTCAAGGAATTAATGTCGAGCAGGCGGCCCCGTGAGGGATACCCGCGAAAGATAATAAAGGCGGCCCCGCGAGGGATACCCGCCGGAACAGGGAGGCTTTATGCCAGAAGAGAAAACTTCAGATGTATCCGAAGAAATAGCTGCTCCTGCTTCCGTTGAGGAAGCGATCAGGGCCGCCAAGGAAAACTCGCTTTTTATGGGCCATCCAGCCCAGGAAGTCTCCGAGGAAGAGGTTGTTCCCGAGACTGAAGAGAAAAAGGAAGAGTTGGAAGCAGCCGCCCCGCCGCCGGCGGAAGAACCGCCGGCGATTACGTTCAAGTATAAATCGCAGGAAGAGGCGGAAAAGGCGCATAAGGAAGCGGAACGCCTTATGCACGAAAGGGCGGAAGAGGCCAAAAGAGAACGGGAACGCTCTCTTGAGTTGGAAAGACAGTTGAACGAGCTGCGCTCTAAACCAGCGGAGAAAAAAGACGAGGAAATCAAGGAAAAGAAACTCGCCGGACGCATCCAAAGCTTGCTCAACAACATAGAAGCCCTCGACCCCGAAGAAGACGGCTACCAGGAAAAGATAGCTGAACTCTGGGGGTCGACCCTGGAAGACGCGGTCAAAGAAGGCGTGTTGAGAATTATCTCCGAGAGGGAAGAAAAAGAAGCGGAAGAAAGACGCCGTATCTTGATCGAGGAAGAGAAGAGAAACGCAGCGATAAAGACAGCCGAGGAAGAGGCGACCAAGGCCGGACTCGATATGGCCGGCGAACAGTCGGAAGATCGCAGGCTCTTCTGGGCTTTTGCCGTCAACGCCCCGCAGGGGACGCTGGACAGCCAGATTGCCTGGACTGTCAACGAGGTCAAGCAGATCAAGGCTTCGCTCGGACGAAAGTATTTGAATATAGCTGGAAAGGCTCAGAAAGCGCAGGACGAAAACAGTGTTTTAGAGCGACAGGGAGCAGGAAGACCGGCGGAAAAACCAGAGCCGGCTGCTCCGGTAAGTCTCTCGGATGCTCTAAAACAGACGCAACGAAGAATATAGGAGGATAGAACATGAGCGCCCATAATTGGACTTTTGACGCAGATTTAGGAGTATATAAAAACCACGCTATAAGCAATCAACTTTTGGTGCAGTCGGTGGGGGCCTGCAAGGTCGTGCCCTTTACCAGACCGATAGCGGGAGTAGGACAATTCAAACATAAAGGGCAGACGGTCAACGTCATGCACCTGAAAGAACTGCCCGATCCCACTTCAGCCGAGCTTTCGGAAGGCACCCGCATTCCTATCGACAAGCTGGAGCTTGGGACCCGGGCCATCACCCTGGCAGAATTTGGCAGGGGCGTTGAATACACAAATCTGGCCCAGCAGCTTGGGAAGTTCGACCCTGAACAGTATTTGCAAAAGGCATTGAAAAGGCAGATGGAACGCGCCCTGGATACCGCCGCGGCCAGCGCTTTTAAAAGCTCGGACGTAAAGATATGCTTTACTCCGACATCTCTTACCGGAGGCACATTCGATACGGACGGAACACCTTCAACCGTGGCCACGGCCAACATCACCTTCGATCACATGGGCGTGTTGGCTGATTACCTGGCCGGGAGCATCCATTGCCCGCCTTTTGAGGGAGATGACTACATCATGCTTTCCTGCCGCAAGACCCTCCGGGGCCTCAAACAGGATCCGCTCTATCAGCAGGTTCATATGTATCTGCAAAAAGGCGATCTCTTTTTCAAGGGTGAGATAGGCAAGGTGGAGAACATCCGTTGCGTGCAGGTGGACAGGGAGGCGGCTTTTGCCAACAGCGCCTCGGCCAGTTGCACCGTCATGGGCGAGGCCGTGGTGTTCGGAGATGAGGCGGTTGGTTATGTCGAAGCCGAGTCCCCGCAGCTTTATGCCGACCCAAATTATCAATCGGACTTCGGTCGCACAAAAGCATGCGCTTGGCGAGGAACGTTCGTTTTCGCCAGCGTGTGGGCGACGGCCACGGATGGCGAAAGCAAAATTATTAGGATAACAAGCGCTTAGGCGATGCGCTCGACTTTAGTGGAACTATTGCGATAGTCATTGACATCTTCACCCGCTGGAAATTAAAACAAGGAGGACTTGAATCATGGCTTATGGGACTTACGATAGAGACGTTCATCAGTTTATTAACGAGACATCCGCGCTTCCAGACATACATGCCCTGGAAGTGACTGCCGGCGACAAGAGCCTGGCCTTTGACGTGGTGGAACCCATCGTCGTCACCCGCATCGGGGTAATGGCCACAGTTGCCTATGACTACGATACTCAGACCGCGGAAGGACAGGTGGCTGTCGACCGCCGGGTTGCCTATGGCAGCGATGCGGGCCGGGTGGAGTTGGGCGTGATCAAGCAGGCCGATGGCACGCCGGCCGGAACCGTGCTTTATAAGGACATTAACCCGGTAAATTGTGATGTGGGGGATCAGTTGATAGCGGAGGTTAAGGTTGCGGCCACAGGCGGCGCTGGCATAGCCGGAGATTTTAAGGTGTTTTTCTGCTATCACCACAGGGCGGAAACCGATGCTAACCAGGCTGAGCAGACCGCGAGCGCTTAGCAATAACAACTCCTGAAGTCTAACAGAGGGGAGCGCGACAGCTCCGCTTTACAGCCGCTCCTGTTGTGGCTTTGTATGTGATAGAGATCATAATGCCTCGCTAAATATTTTGAGACTGGGAACACAGTCTTTAGGCTTGTCCTTAGAAGCCCCTGCCAATCTCTGATTGGCAGGGGAGTGTTCACGAAAATCCACCGCGGGAACCGCGGGAAGCAACGCTTGGGGAGAGGCTGCAATGGCAGCCTCGTTGAACCAAGAAGCCTCGTCCGCAAGGGCGGGGTAGTTCACGACAAGGGGAATAAAGGAGAAATATTATGGCAGCGATTGCGTCAACCGATGTGACAGTAACGGTATTGGAAAGGAATATCCTGGGAAAGCTCAGGATGAACGAATGCAAGATTCAATTCGGGGATGGAGCGTTGACTTATCCCGCCGGGGGCATCCCCATGCCAGCTATCGGCGCATTCGGCATGAACAAGGAAGTAAAAGGTCTGACCTGGTACGATGAGTCCAACGGAGATGGTTTTGTCTATAAGTATGACAAGACAAACCGCGCCATCCGCATCTATTCCCAGGGAGTCGCGCTTGATGCGGCTGGGACCGAAACGCTTGATGACCACGCGGTGACGGCGGGGGTCGGAGTGGGAACCATCAGCCTTGGGGCAGCGGTGGCCGGGGCTGGAACTTATGGCCTGGGCGCTTTGAAGGAACTTACCACAGCGGATGCCCCAGCGGCCACCGCCCTCTATGCGGGGGTGTGGGGGAAGTAAGGACTGAGAGGGGAGGTTGACGGCCTCCCGTAATTAAAAACGGAGGTTTTGTATGGGACAGATTTTAAAGACAGCTCACTTTGGAGAGGTCGAGTTCACGAAAACCTGGGTTACTTCCACCGGGAAGCATATCGGCAAGCTGGCCAAAGGCGGATATGCGTTTCTGAGCGGCCAGCCTATCACCAAGAAGAAAGACCTTACGGATTGCATACCGGGGGGAACTGAACTGGAAGAGGCATTGAACTGGTTCAGCAACAAAGACAAGATAAAAGAGGAAACGGTTCCGCCAAAGATGGTGGTTATCCAAAGGGACGGCTCATACGCCTTTGACGATGGCTCGCCTATCAAAGACGTGGCGGATTTGATCGAGGCCATACCCAGGGGGCCGGTCCTGGACGCGGCTGTAGCTTGGTTTACAAACAGGTTGAAAGGGCAGGAACTTCACGCCAAGAGCGTAGAAGTCAAACGGGAAAACGCTATTGAGAGAAATATTGAAGAGGCCCATAGAAAGGTCGGGCGTCCCCGGCTTTCTGGGTGATAACCGTTGGCGACCGATTGCGCAAGATTTTGTTCATCTTGCAAGCTGGTTTACCGGCCGGACGAGAGGATTTATAAGAATCCGCACGAGATATGCCCGAAGTGCGGAGCCAGACTGGTGAAAGACGACGAGGAGAAACAAGCCCATGACAAAAACCACCAAGATTGAGGCGACTATGGAACCAGCCCCATCCCTGCATTTTGACTTTCCCAAAGACAGCAAGATGAAAGTCCCGGACAATTTTGGCGATCTGGACGTGGACGGGAAAGCGACCGTAATGGCAAAAGGCACGGTTAAAAGCGTTGCCCATGATGAATATGGCCGCAGCTTCAGGATGACCCCGGATAAGGTGGTCATCAAGACGGTTGGAGAAAAGCCCAAGACATTGCAAGAGGCTATAAGCGAAAACAAGGAGAAGCGGGTCGCATGACACTGGCCGAACTGGAGCTGGAACTTGATCTGATAGTGCAGGATGCGGCCCTGTCCGCCCATTTCAGGAGATGGCTGAACAATGCCCTTCTGGAAATCGCCTATGATTTCAATCTTCCGGCCTTGAAGCTGACAACGCCGGCTTCGCTTGCGGTGACTATCGCCGGGGGCTGGCTTTACGATATGCCCGCCAATTATCATAAGAACCTTTTTCGTTGCCGCAATTCCAATAACGATACGGTCACAATAGACCGGGACGCGGCCTGCATAGAGGACAGCGACCCGGATCACAGCGAGACCGGCGATTATGTAACCAGGGTGGCGGTGGAAAACGACAGGATAATCGTTTATCCCAAAGCCGCCGACACGCTTTCCCTCTGGTTCTATCAAAAACCGGAGACGCTTTCCGCCCCGGAGGATAGCGTGGTTTGCATTCCAGCCGCCTATCAAAGCAGAGTTTTAATAAGCAAGGTGGTGATACAGAACTTTCAGCTTTTGCAGAATCAGTCTTCCAAGTTGATAGCGCAAGGGCTTCTCTGGTGGAAAAATAATTACAAGGCGGGTTTATATGGAGAGCCCCATGGCGACATAGGCATGATTCAATGCCTGGCCAGGGCAAAGAAACCAAAGAGACATGGCGGAACAGATCCGCTCCCTTGAAGGAGGTTGACCATTGGCTATCCCCAGCCAGCCGACCGCGACGACCATTGTCACCGAGGCTTATAATTTGGCCGGCATAAGCTCGCCGAGCGCCGCGCAAATTGTCCGGGCGACAAACTATGGCCTGGAAAAAGTCAAGCGGGACATAATGAACCTCGGCAAGGCATGGAAGCCCCTGCTTATCACCGCCTATCATATCACCAAAGCGGGCGTATCGCATTACGCCAATCCCAGCGACTTTTCTGTTGATTTCAGCGTCGGCCATATGACCGGAACGCATAGCGGGGCATTGACCGCCGTGGCCTCGGCCAGCGTAATGACCCTGGCCGCCGACGAAGATGTCACGCAAGCTTTCGCCGAAGGCAAATGGCTGCTTATCACCTCTGGCACGGGAACCAAACAAGCCGAGCAGATAGACGATTACAACGCCACAACCAAGGTGGCTACATTAAGACAATCCTTGACGACCGCTCCGGCTGCCGGCGATGGTTATCTGATAGTGGACAGCGTTGCCGATCTGGCCAGAAGACCGTTGCAACTTTACGACAAGTATATGGGCAGCGGAACAAAGGCGGCGCCCACCATGTACTTTCTTATTGAAACCGCCGCTTATGGGGAAATAGCCGTCTATCCTGTTCCTGACGCTGTGGCCGGGCTGCGGTATAAATATTATGCAGACTTGTTGAAAACAGACCTTGACTCTGCTCTTTACTCCACCATTCTCAGAAGATGGGCGGGTGTGTTTACCCAGGGAGCATTCGTCTGGGTATTGCAGGATAACGACGATACCAGAGCAGAGACGGAGAAGCAGGTCTATTTCGGAATGCTTGCCAACCTGGCGGCTTGGGATATGGTGGGACATCCGAAGTGGCTGCCGGGACAAAACGAGGGAGGGAGCAGATAGGTGGGTTATAGGGGCGAGACATATCAGGTGCCTCTCGAAGCAGGCGGGTTCAATCACAATAAAAATATTGATACCATCCCGCCCGAAGACTTTGTGCATCCCTCCCGGAACATCCTTTTAAACGAAGGCGGCATAAGAAAACGGGGCGGCACCACCCCGCTGGATGCCTGCGCCATGTTTAAGATAGGCGACATTGCTTTCACAGGCACAGGAACAAACGATCTTAGCGTAGGAACCACTTATCAGAACACCGTGGCGGCATCTTATCGGGTGCAGATAGATACTGGCGGCACACCAGGCACGTTCAAATGGTCTGATGATGGCGGTTCTACCTGGAAGGCCACATTGGTGGCGCCTACCGGAAGTCCGCAGACGCTTAATAATGGATTTACCATAACCATTCCGACTGGCACGGCGCATGCATTGGATGACAGGTGGGATATTCCTGTCACTATTCCCAGCGTCACCGGAGTTTTTGATTTCACCCTGGCCAATCTGAACCAGTTCATTGTCCGAGCCACCAGCGACGGCCAGATTTGGAAGACGAACGCCGCCGCCATCAAGACCGGATGGGCAGCCAACAAGAAAGTCCATGCCATGCAATGGGCGGATGAGGTCTTTTTCTGCAACGGCGCGAATATTCCCACGGTATGGAATGGCGTGGATGCTTCTACCACGGATTTAAGCCTGCTGCCTTCGGATTGGACGGGAAGCAATTACCCGGCGCGGATGATTCAGCATGGCCGGGGGAACTCCCTTAGAAATTGGGCTCTGGGTTGTCCCTCCACGCCTAAAACCATCTACGTGACCCCGAATGGGACGCCCAAAGACTTCTCCGATGCCAACGTCCTGACCTTCAACATCGAGACCGGGGACGGATTCGGGATTGTAGGCGGGATAGATTTTGGCGACAGGTTGATAGTCTTCGGAAAAAATCGTTCCTTCATCATAGACGATGCGGACACCAACACGGCCAACTGGGGCTATAACGAAAGCCAGTGGTCCGGCGGAGCAGCCACGGGGCGGCTTATAGTGAGAACGCCAAATGATATTGTCTGCATGATGGAGGACGGCGACATTTATTCGGTTACGGCCGCCGAGACCTACGGGGATTACAAGGCCGCCTCTCTGACACGCCCATCTTATATGCACGAATGGATAAAGGAATATGTCAACCTGGGATGCATAGCGGACTTTCATGCTCTATATGATCCCGTTCTCAGATGTATCCTGTTCTTTGTGGCGCGCGCCGCAGAGACGGAAGTAAACACGGCCTTGGCTTATTTCATAGACAAGCCGCCGAACAAGGCGTGGACAATTCTGGATAATCAGGATTACGAAAGCGGTTATTCCGCTTTATGTTCAGCCAAGGCGCGGGCCGGGGCCGGCAAATGGAAGATTTATACCGGAAGCTATGGCGGCAGAATATGGAAACTGAACGAGGAAAATCGCAATGACAATGGCAATGGCTATGTATCCGGTATCCGGGGGGCGTCAAATGCTTTTGGCAATGCCAGGCAGACAAAACGCTATGACCGGATAAAAGTGATTTCCACTTCCGAGGGCGCTTGCGCGGTAACTATGCGTTGGTGGATAGATGGAGGGCTGGCCGGGACTAAAGATATTGCCTTGGCCATAGACGGCGATCCCTTGGGAAGTTTTGAGCTTGGCACGGGAGTATTGGGAGGCCCGAACATATTGGAAAACAATGTGGATATAGGCGCCATAGGGAAACGCATCCAGGCCGAGGCATACAATTCCACGGCCAATGAGGATTTCTTTTTGAGCCAGTTTCTTTTTGACTTCATGCCACTTGGAACACAAGCATGAGCTATATTGACTTCGACGAAATGGGCGTCCTAGAGATTCGTTGCATGAATTGTGGAACTCCCCTGGCCGTCCGCTCCTACAAGACCATACAGGTAAAAAGCATCCCCCCACGGGAAGAAAAAGTCCTCTGTATGCGCAAATTAGGGACATATCGAAGGAAACGATTTGATTTGGAGAATGGTAGCTATATCGAGGCCTTTGTCTGCCACGAATGTCAGAACAAGAATATAGCCCCGGAGAAGATTGAAGAGACATTACAGAAGGCATTCGAGGCCCAATGGAAGCATGAAAATAAAAATGAAGCCGAGATAAAAAAACTCAAAAAACAACTTAAGGGCATAAAGGTGAAAAAAGCGAAAGAAAAGGGGAAATTCTAATTGGCATACTCTGTCAGCAAAACCTGGATTCCGGGCGAGATTCTAACGGCAGCCGACCTTAACGCCGGGTTTGTCAATGATATTGCGGCCTGTAACGATCTGGACAGCCGGGTGACTATGGAAGTCACGGCCCGGACGGTATTGGAAGCCGAGCATGACCAGCTTGTCAGCGATGTCTGGAACGCCGGAACCAGCGAAATAGCCACCAATCGAGTAGGCACGGACAGCATTAAAGATGCCAGCGTTACTACAGCCAAGATATTAGATGGCAATGTTACCTTGTCTAAATTACCCGCCGGGGTGCTTGCCGCCAATGATGCAGGTTGGGCAAGAATGGCCAGCGGTTATATCCTCGATACCAAGGTCCACGATGTGAGTGGTTCAAAACTTTGGGATGGTTCCGTTGATGGTGGGACAAAAATAACTAATGCCACAATAACTGGAAATAAACTTGCCAATGCTGTTGCCAGTACGGCATTGGTAATTTCTGCTGATACAGAACGAGCATGGAATTCACAGTCTGCTGTGAAAAGGAAGGAAATATATTGTCCTATAGGCGGTACTTTACGGATTAAGTTTACATTGAGGGCGGAACCCAGTTATTACTCTTATGGTTGCGTTTATAGAAATGGGGTAGCAGTTGGCGTTTGGAGATCGGTCTACGCTGGTACAACAGAATTTTCTGATGAGATTGCTGGATGGTCTTCTGGGGATTTAATTCAATTATATGGGCGCGGAGACTATATCGCCGGTGCGTATTGCTCTAATTTTAGAATATATGCTGCAACTCCGATTGCCTTTGGAATTATTTTAGATTAACATTGTGACTGCTCCGCCAGCTAAAGCAGGCGGCTTCCAGGGGCAAAGCCCAGAGTCTTCAGCCCAAAACTCAAAATATTGATAGCGGCGTTTTCGTCTCTATCTAAAACAAGACCACAGGAGCAAGAATGAACACGATCAGACAGAGTTTTTTCAACCAACTGTCCACATCGAGAGCATCTCTTGCTTGTGTGGCGAGGATCAACGAACGCCACGGTTCTGCCGGCGCATGCTGCCTTGTAAGCCGTGAATTGCATGAATTGTCCCCAGGCTGCTTCTCCAATGGATTTTCTGATGCCTTTAAATCCATTCTCCCGCATATCTTTAACGTTCAGTTTTTCAAAGGCGATGACTTGATAGGTTTGAATCAGTTTACGAGAAAGTTTATGTGCAAAATCCTGACGTTTATTGACGATTCGCTCGTGAATATGGGCGACGGCTTTTTTAGCCTTCTTTCTTTCAAGGCTGCCATTCTTTTTCTTAGAAAGTTTGCGCTGCGCTTTTGCCAGGGCTTTTTCTTCTGTTTTGAAAAAGCGGGGATTCTCAATTTTCTCACCGGTAGAAAGAGTGGCAAACGAAGAAAGGCCAACATCAACACCAACCACCGCATCAACTTTAGGCAGTGGACTAACTTCAATTTCACAGGAAAAACAAGCATACCATTTGCCCGTAGAAGTCCTGCGAATAGTCAGGGTTTTAATGGTTCCTTCAATATTCCGATGCTTTCTAATCTTAACGGAACCAACCTTAGACAACTTAAGCCGGTCATTAATAAGACTAAATCCGCTTTGCGGGAAGGTGAAACTATCATATCGGTCAAATCCTTTAAATCTTGGATAACCAGGCTTTTCGCCCGCTTTCACTCTGCGAAAGAAAGCCTTGAATGCAAGATCAACACGAAGTTGGGCATTCTGGAGACATTGGGAAAATGCGTTGGAAAGATCGGGTTTATCTTTCTTCCATTGAACCAAAAGGTTGCTGGTATCATACAGCGACAGCGATTTTTGTTTTTCTTCCCACACTTTTTTACGGATTGCAAGGGTCTCATTATAGGCCCAGCGACAAGCATCAAGCGAAGATTGCAACGCTTTTTTTTGTTTGGCCGTCGGATAGAGACGATATTTAAAAGTCTTACGCATGGGAATATATTAAATACGATTAACTTAAATATCAAGAACTATTTCACAGAAAGGACAGCGATTCATCCGCCAGATAAATCAGGCAGTCTTCTCGCTGATTTTTTATAAGTGATTAAAGCCCCAAAATGCTCAAACTCAAATTGGAAAACATAACCCGGAACGATGAGACCATACAATCCTGACGACTTTGCTTACTGCCACGACGCCCTTTTATCCGAGGGCTTTGCGGAAGAACGCATGAGCTTTCAGACAGACAAGACCTATATTACCGGCGTTGGATTCTTTAGCTACCGGATTGAATCCTGGTGTCCACGGCTAGTGCATTTTTTTGTGGACAAGGACAAGAGAAGCAAGACCAATGCTACAAAGTTGTTTAGCGCTTTCAGAGAACTTATGATCGAAGAGGGACACACCCATTTTGTGGCCGGAGCGCCGAAGGAAAAGCCCTTCATGAAACGGTTCATAAAGTACCTGGGCGGCCAAGAGCCGTTTGCCACTATAGACGAAGACCAGTATTATTTAGCGCCCACGCTAGGGAGGGTGAGACATTGAAAATTTATAATTCAATCACAATCAGCATGGTTACCGGAGAAATAATAAGCGAGGATAGCTATGAATATTCCGGGCTGGTGGCAGAGTTAAAGCGCGGAACATACATCGAGGCCCCAAAACCGAGCGCCCAGGAATTAGCCATACAGCAGGAACAACTCGAACTTCTACGCCAGAGCCGGGCAGAGAGCGAGCTGCTCAAGCCCTATGTCATGGCCAGCATGGGTCTTGTTGAAGAAGACGGCAAACTACGAAAACTCAGCGAAGAAGAACTTATGGCCACCATGTCGCCGGTTGAAAAGACACAGTATGACCTTGCCAAAATGGCGCAGGAACGACTGTTGCAGGCGTATGAGGGCAAACTGCCTATAAGCCCGGCGCTGGAAGAAGACCTGCAAAAACGAGAAAAGCAGATGCAGGAAGGCCTGTCGCAGAAACTAGGCCCGAACTGGCAACTTTCCACGCCCGGGCGACAGGCTATGGGCGAACTTGTCAGGGAGGCTAATCTGCTCAAGGAAGAGGCCCGCAGGGGAGCCATTGACACCGGCACCGCCTTGCTATTGTCTAATCTGGGTTATCTACATCAAGCCCAGGGACAGAGAACGGCGGAGGCGGCGCAGTTTCCAGGGCGCAATTTAGGGTTGTTTGGCGGATACGCCCAGGCATTGCAGCCTTATCAGCGACAACGGGAGCTGGAATATGAAGCCAACAAAACCAACGCCATGATGAGCGCCCAGAGGCGCGCGGGAGCCATGAGCGGGTTAGGCAGTCTGTTGGGGGCGGGACTTAATGCGGCAGCCACATATGCTCTCATCAAGAAAATTTAAAAAAGACATAAAGAAGGTTCCGCTTAAAGACGAAGATCGTATTTTAGACATGATGAAAAATCCGATGTCTATACTTACAAACACAAGGACGAAGGGCCAGGGACCAAGAAACATATCGGGTTTATCACTGAGGAGGCCCCAGATAATATCGTTACCAAGGATGGCAAGCATATAGACATCGTGAGCCATCTGGGTTCATTGGCGGCGGCGGTCAGGGCCTTGGATCGCAAGATAGAAAGGAGGACGGCGTAATATGGCACAGAATATTAGCCCATTTGGCGCATTCGCTGAAGGCCTGGCTGGGGGGCTTAATAGGGCGGCCAGCAGCTATGCAAGAGGCCAGCTAATAAAATCCCGCCTGGAGCGGGAGAGATTGGAAAACGAGCAGTTGCAAAGAGAAGCGGAAGAGGCGGAAATAGGCCGGAAGATTCAAGAAGAGGAAATAGCCGCATTTCAAAGATGGTTTGGGGAAACCCAGGAAGACCGTGGTCAACGCCCTATTATGCCATCCGCCCAAACGCCGCTCCAGGCCGCCGCCGCAGGATGGACGAGGTTGACGCCGGGAACGGATATGGCGGCCGCGCCGGCTGGTCCGCTCCAGCAAGCCGCTCAAGGCTGGGCGACCGGGATGCCCTCCGGCGAAACAAGAGCGCCAGAGACTTCCGGTTTGCAACAGATATCGCGGGGTTGGACAAAACCGCCCGATCCAAATAAAGGGATCAAAGCCGCCGTGGGATTTCTGAGGGATCGCATAAAAATACGCATGGACCATGGGCGGTTTGACGAAGCTAATAAATTAATGGATCAGAACCTTGCCCATATTCAGGTGTTAGCCGAAACAGCAGGACCGGAAGCAGCCAAGGAAGAATGGAATAGGGGTCCCTGGGGGGAACGATACGGGCAGATCGACAACATTATCCAGAAAGGGAGGATAATGGAGGTTCAGATTGGCCGCCAAGTCATTAAGGTCAACCCAGACGGAACCAGAGAAGTGATACATGAAGGAGAGCCGTCCAGACCAAAAATGACCGGCAATATTGTAGTGGATAAGACATCTCCGACCGGATATAGTTACGCCGATGAATACGGCGATCCTATTCCCGGGGCAACGGCGCCAGTTGAAAAAACAACCAAGGGAGAAGGAAAGGGCAAGGAAGACCGGGCTGTCAGCCTTGGAGTCTCAAAAGCGATTAACGAGATAATTAGCGGCGATCCTGATGTTCCCGAGGAGGCGTGCGGGTTTATATCAGAATTGGCGGAAGGTTTTATGCATAACAAAAGAATGGGACTCATTGAGGCGATAAACACAGCGAAAAGAGAATACAAAAAAAGATGGACAGCAGTGCAGAAAGGAGCGTCGGCTGCAAAAAAACTAAGCGAAGTAGTGAAACAAATACCAACCCCGGAAGGACAAGACGCCTATTTGAAAAGCCCGGCCGTAAAAAAATATATGTCTGATTACGGCATTACCAGGAAGGATGTGGAAACCTTGATCGCCCCAGGGAAAGCTCGCGCGGGATTGCCGAAAAGAGGAGAGTCAAAGGCTACAACAACTAGGCCAACCCTTACTGTTGTCATGCCTAAGAAACAGAAACAGGAAACCGCGCTGGAAAGAGCCAACAGGGAGGCCGCCGAAAAGATGCGATCTGGCATTGGCGGCGCGATTGGCGCTGTAGGGGGAGCCGTTAAAAAAGGCCTCACACGCCGCCTGTTAACCTCAGAACAATTAACCGAGCTTAAGAGGCAATACCCCAAAGACTGGCCGAAGATAAAAAAACAATACGAAAACAGAGAAATAGAATTGAATTTTAAAGCGGAGTAGCTTTCAGGCCATGCCAGGACCATTGTCTGCCAAAGAATTATTTGACCTTCACTTCCCCAATGCTATTGCCAGCGAATTAGCAAAGAGAGCTAAGGCAGAAAAGGTGGAAGAGGAAGATGGGGGTGTGATTTCTTCCTTAATATCGCCAATCACAGAATATGCCGGGGGGTTGATTTCCGGGGTAAGACACAGGCTGCCGGAAATGGCGGGGCAGGCTGGAGAATTTTTAGGAATAGAATCGGCCAAGGATCTTACCAAATGGGCGCGAGAGGGGGAGAAACCCGAAGAGCGGGCAGGGAGGGGGGCTTTTTACCAGGCCGGTGAAATGACCCCGGCGTCCGCCGGCGTCCCCGCTGCGTTAAACATCCTTGGCACGGGCATATCCTATATCCCCCATCCTGTCGCGAAGGGGATAGGGGGCGCGCTTAAGGTGGCGTCTTATGTGCTGACCCCGGCAATGTTCGGGCTGTCTCAGGCGCGTTCAACCGAAGAAACCGCCGAAATGCGTGGAATGGAACCGGGAGCCGCGCCCTACATAACGGGCGGAATTGAAGCTGTCGGAGAAACAATTGGCAATGCGGCCCTTCTCAAATTATTAGGGCCGTTGGCCCCTGCCATTCCTCTTGCCAAGGCCGGCGCCAAACAATTATTAAAATCCACGATAGGACAATATGGGAAGCAATTATTATTAGTGACTCTTCCCACTGAAATCAGCACTGAAATCGCGCAGGAATTTGGCGAGGCGGCGGTAGAAAAAGCCTATGATATAAGACCAGATGCCGAGCCTATCAAGGAAGCGATGTCTGTCATAGCTCCGACCGCTATTATGACCATAGTAAGCGGAACGGGGGCAAGGGCATATCAAAATTATCAAGCCAATACGATTTTAAAAGCCCTGACCGATCCCAATATAGAACAAAGCAAAAGAGAAGCGGCCGTCAATGCGGTGGCTGGAGTTATAAGCGGTCAGGAAGAGGGAAAGACAAAACCGATAACCAATCTATGGCTGCATTATGGACACAATCAAGTCAAGAATAAAGCCCCGATAAATATAGATGACAAGATAATGGGCGGCATAGAAACGGCCGCTGTTCCCATCGGCACAGGCATAGAGGAGCTTGGCGAAACGGCCGCTTCCGCCAAACCTGAATACAGCCGGGAATGGGTGGATCAGCAGCGGCAGAGCATGAAAGATGAGCTGCGCGCCGATGCCTTGGCTAAAGAAAACGCAAGAATGCGAGAGGAGATAGCGGCTCGAAGGGCGGAGTTGGGGCCTTCCGGGGCGGAGATGTTGGAGGGTGAGGCCGCCCTGCCCCGACCACAAACCGTTGAGGATGTTTATGGACCGGGACGAACGGTAGGCGGCCAGCCAACAAGAGTTGTTCAAGAGATAATTGAAACCGCCAAAGATAGACCGTCAATAGACGATTATGCTGCTTTTTGGGAACGTGAACTTGACAGACAGGACTGGTTAGGTCAGTCGCCACAAGGACTGGAGCTTTTACGGGCAACTCTATATGAACAGGAAAGACAAGGTAAGATCGAGTCTAAATATGTTGATTGGTGGGAAGAGAAGATAAAAGAATTGCAAGCGGCGCAAGCCTTGCCTCCGGGGCAGGGATTTATATTAAGACCCAAGACCATATTGAGGCCGGGTGAAAGGTATCCAGAGGAAGGGTTCAGGGCTATAACCCCCGCCCCTGAAGCGCCGATAGAATATAAACCAATAGTATCCCGGGCAGGCGAGCCATTTAAGACGCAACGAGGAGCCCTAAAAACTCTTAACGCCCATAAAACAGATGCGATGGGAAGACCGCAACCAAGCTATAAAGATCGTGGATATGAAATAATTCCCTATGAAGGTGGCTTTGCGCTTTATAAAAGACCAAAGACAGTAGAGGCCGCCCCTCCGCCTGAAGCCAGAAAAGCCCCTAAGCCTAAGCTTGCCGAAAAGATGTTGGGGTTGGGAATTAAGGCTAAAATTGAAGCGGCACAAGCCCCGCCGGCGGAGACAATAGGGTCGATAAAAATCTCCAAAATAACCGACAAGACCATTATTAACGATGTAGATTACGGCACATTCAAGAACGATATCGCCTTGTCGGGAGACAGGGAGCTTATTAAGAGCGAATTGGCTGAATTGAATAACAGGCATACCGAGAAGGATTATCAAGAGATCACCAGCCCCGGCACGATTACATCCCGCATATTTGCCGAGGCCAAACCGAAGATGTCCCCCGAAGAGTACAAGGCGTTCAAGGCCAAGACCAGGAAGAAGCTGGCCGTGTATGAGGAAGTGCATAAGGAAGTGGGGGCGGCTCCAGCCAAGGAAGCAACGCCAGAAATACCCAAAGATTTAACCGGCACGATTGTGAAAATAGCCAATATATCTGGAATGGCGAAAGTCCTTAAAGATAAAGGGGAAACCGTTACTATACAATATCGGTTGTCTTCGGGGGATTACACCTCAAAGGATATTGCCAAAACCTCCATTGAATTTATAAAGCCAATAACCAAGGAGGCTCCGCATGTCGAAAAAGAAGAAGTCAAAGAAGAAAAACAAAGAGCAGAAGAAACAAGGAAAGAAGCGGAAGAAGTAGAACCCGTATATGCTGCGCCAGAAGGTATCCCACAAGTAGTTACCGTTGTAAAGAAAACATCTGCTGATGGCAAGGCTTTTTGGGTGCTAAGGGATAGGGATGGCGCTACGTTTGGCCAGCAAAGGGCAACCTTTGAAGAAGCAGCCAAAGCCGCTGACAAAGAAAATCTCCGCTATGCTGAATATGATAAAGCCAAAGAAAAAGCAGAGAAGGGATTCCCAGTTTTTGAATGGGGAAAGGATAAGGAAGGCTATATAAAAAGGTTGTTAGGCAAGTCGCAAAAAGCACAATTCTACAGAGATGCCAAAGAAGTAGCTTATATTGACCAGCCATATAAACATAAATTACCCGTATATTTTTATAAGGGCAAACTTGTCAGGATGGGGACTGGGGATTCTCCCGCAATCCATGAAGTTACGCCGGATATTCTTTCTGGCTGGCTGCAAAGAAAAGATGTTGTTTCTATTGCCGAACGGTTTGGCGCAAAAGCAAAAACTGTTATGCCAATTATATCGGATATTGAGGCCGGAACGATGGGCGGCGCCCTCAAGATGCCGAAGGGAAAAACGGTTATTGAAAAAAAGGATATTTTCGCCAGGGAAGAAGGGGCGGAGCATAAAGAACCGGAGGCAGCTTATGGCTCCAAAAAAGCCCAGGACAAGGCCGTTAAAGATATTGCGGGGCGGATCGAGGAAGCGGCCCGCAAAGACGAACGTGACGTATCCGATAGGAGAGTGCCGGATAGCGTTCGAGACTACAAATCAACAGTTGCCAGGGACTTGGCCGAAAAAGGATACGTAAATTTTGAAGGCCGGATGATAAGCAATCCCAAGGAGCTGGTCGAGCTATTCCAGATTTACCGTTCGCCGAGCCGGGAGATATTCCATGCCATCCTAAGGGACGCCGATAACCGGATAGTAGGGCATAACGCCATTACCTGCAACGGGATTGATCGGGTGCTTATGGGTGATGTCGCCAGGTTTGTCGCCAAGATCAAATCCCGCATGGAAAGAACCGGGGCGGTCAAGGCTGATTTTCTGCATAACCACCCATCCGGAAATGTTGTCATGAGCGATTCTGATTTGGCATTAGCGGCCCGGCTAAAGACTGAACTAGAAAGAGACATGGGCAATTTCGTGGTTATCGACCATGGGAAATATAGTTGGACATTTAGCGGCGAAGAGCCACGAATCGGAAACTACCAAGTAAGCGAGGATATGCCGGACTGGATTTCAGGGCGTGGGCCGCAGATTTCAAATCAAAAGGCCGTGGCCGCCTTCGGCCATTCTCTAAATATTCCCAAGGATAAAATTGCCCTGGTTTATGTGGATAACAGAAACAAGGTCACGGGCTTCACTATCCATCATAAGAAGCTGCTTGCCAAGGGGCTGGCCTCTATCCGGGACAGCATAAAGCAGCAGAATAAGGCCCATGATGCCAAAGCCTGCGCCATTATCGGGGACGACAAGCCCCTGCTTGGCCGGATAGTCATGGGATCGGACAATCTGCAACTCTATTTGCTGGATGTTCTGGCCGAAGATGGGACAAGCTTCCGGGGTGAATATCCTCAGAAATGGCAGGGAAAGGCCAGATTCCGCGCTTCCGAAGAATATAGAAAGGCTATCCGCAAAGCAGAGGCTATAGGCGATATCCGACTGGCTAAAGAGCTTAAAAAGGAACTGGAAGGGTTTATAGGCAAAAAGGCCTGGGGATTGTTTGAGGAGAGGGCGGAATATAAACCTGCTCCTATACGCAAGGCCCTGGGGGCATTAGGCATAAGGGCCAAGCTAACCGAAAAAGAACAGGCCTCAAGACGGGCGCGAAGCATAGGACTGGCATCGCCTAAAGGTGAAAAATATCTGGATATATCGGAAGAGGCCGAGGAGATAGCCCGGATAATGGCTACAACCTACGCCAAAGAGACTACGACACACAAGGAAATAGAGGCCGAAGCGAGGGCGATTGAAGCAAGCCCTGAGAAGTATGAAAAGTTGGTGATGAAGGTTAACAGGGAAGGAATAGCAAACATGACGTTAGCGGAACGGCATGTCTTCAGACGAAGGAACGCCGCCAATTACGAAGCCCTTAAAGATTTAATCAAAACCGGAGATGTTGACGCGATCAATCGGAATGTTCAAAGCTATAAAGATACGCTTCATAAGACAGTCCAGGATATTCACCGCACTCCAGCGGTGTTTTTGAACGCATTAAAAATGAAAGTCGGGCCGGACCAGATCATGATCGCCCTCGGAAATCTTGAACGCGCCTTTCGGGAGCAGGACATAGACAGATTTAACGCGGCCTGCGAAGCGCAGAAATACGGCGATGACAAAGCGATGATCTCCTTTATTAAATATCTGGAAACCACAAAGGCTGATCCGAAACTCATAGATTACGTTACGGAGTATTGGTATAATGCCATCCTTTCCGGCATTCCCACACATATAGTTAATGTGACCTCCAACACCGCCTGGTTTGCCTGGCAGGTAGGGATGCATCGGCCTCTCGCGGCAGCCCTGGACCCTATAGTGGCAAGATTTCAGAAAAGACCGCAAGAATATTTTCTTAACGAAATTGTTCCCATGATGGCTGGAGCCCAAAAGGGATTCGGGCCAGGGAAACAGATGGCTAAGGAAATTATGATCAAGGGATATGCCACTGCCACGGAAAAATGGGAACAGGAAGTGGGAAAATCCATCGGGGCGTTTGCCCGATCTCCCAATAAATGGTTGCGTAAAATAGCTCCCGCAGTCACATTGCCAACCAGGGCGCTAAGGGCTATGGATGTATGGGCTAAGTCAATAGCCTCTAGCGCCGAATTGCACGCCATAGCCAAGAGGATGGAGAAGCAGGGGAGGGGCGCTTATGAAGACCTGATGCTGAACCCCACGGAAGAAATGCAGGATATGGCCGCCAAGTTCGCCGACTATAGCACGTTCATGGATGAACCCGGCGGGCTAACAAAATGGATACTTAAAGGACGGGAAACGATTCCCGGGGCGCGGTTTGTCATTCCTTTTGTCAATACCATCGCCAATCTCACCAAGAGAGGCTTGGAGATGACGCCGGGATTGGGAGCCATTTTAGGGCGAAAGGCGCAAGGCGCGGCGGTCACCGATGTAATAGCCAAACAAATCGAAGGGGCCTTTATCCTGGCGATACTGGCCTCTATGCTGGCTGCCGGGAAGATTACCGGCGATGTCCCGGAAGATAAGAACGAGAGGGAAGCCTTCTATCGTCAGGGCAAACTACCCTGGGCCATACAAATTGGCGGGAAGTGGAGACAATATCGGAGAGCGGAGCCATTTAATGCCCCTATTGCATCTATGGCTATAGCTTATGATAAATGGAAGGAGACCGGGGAAGAAATAAGCACGGACCTTATATGGGGGGCGTTGGGCAGTGTTATAAACAACATACTGGATGCGTCATATCTAAGCGGTCTTACCGACGTGCTTGATTCTGTCCGGGCTGCCGACCGGATGCCCCAAAAATTAACCAATATCCTCAACCGCACTGCGGCAAGTTTTTCGCCCATGTCTTCCTTCCAGCGTTCTTTTGTCAGGGCGGTTGATGCTGTCGGCAAGGAAGGGGCGGCGGCGCGAAAGCCCAAAGGCATGCTTGAAACATTATATGCCGCCACGCCGGGACTTGCGGGAAGGATAGCCACGCGAAAGAATGTCTGGGGCGAAGAAGTGGTTGTTCCTGGTTCGCCGTTAGAACAATGGCTTCCCTGGAAAGCGGCCAAACCTACCAAAGACAAGGTGGAACAAGAGATTGAAAGGCTGAATGAACTAGGCTTGGCATCTTATCCGGGCATGTTGCAGCAGTTTTTATCCGTAAAGGGAACCCGTGTTGACTTAGACGAAAAGCAATACGATGCCTATATCACCGAATCGGGCCGGGCGGTTAAGGCTGCCCTGGATAAAATAGTCAACGCCCCGTCCTGGCAAAGAAAGAAAGACCAACAGAAGGCAGACCTTATAAAGCATACGATTGACAAGGTCAGGAGAAGGGTCAGAGATAAGTTTAAAAGAAAGTTGGGCAGAGAGCAAAGGATATATAAAAAAGCGATGGGATTGTGAAGGAGAAGAACTATGATAAATAAATCACCCGTGATAATCATCAAGACCGACAAGGACATCCATTTCACCGGGACTATAGCGCAAGATGCGCACGAAACGGAATCTATAGACCTTTCGGGAATCATCGATCCCAGCCGGGACAGGGAGCTTCTTATCGAAGCCTTAGGCATCCAGGCCGTCCAGAACCTGGAATGGGACGTCTATTTCTGGACGTCCGATGAGTTTGACAACGCCGATCTTGATTTGGACGCCTGCCTGTTTATGGTTAATTTTCCAGCTACATCTCAAAAACAGATAGCAGGGGCCAATCAATATTATGTGGATGACACGGTGAAGATGCCTTACCCGGTTCCGGCCGATGGCAAAATCCATATAAGCCTTTGCAACCGTTCCGCCACGGCCAAGAATGCCGGGGCAACCGGAGAAGTGGTTGTCAAATTACTCGCGCGGGCTGTCCGCTGAGAGGAGACAATATGCCAATAAGAACCCATATCCCAAATATAGAAGCTATCAAGGCCGAAGTCGCCCTGCTTGAAGAACAGCGGGGCATCCTGAAAAGCCCGGAGATGATCGCGGCGTTAAAGGCCGAAATCGCCGGCCTCACTGCTCAAAAGTTCAAGGCGCTGGCGGATATAGACGAGGCCAAAACCAGGCTGGCCAACATTCAAAACGAGCAAACACAGGCAGCCCTGGAGAACATTCAGGAAATAACCCGGACAGCAAAGACGGAAGCGGCAAGGCTGATGGCGACCGCGCAAACTGAAGCGGCTGATATTGTGAGCCGGGCAAAGACAGAAGAAGAAGCGATCAAAGCTAATATTAAAGTTGTGGCGGCGCAATTGGAGAAAATAACCGCGGAGAAGACAGAAGCAACTTCCGGCTGGGAAGCGGCGAGACAATCCGCCGATGAATATCTCGCCAGAATTTCAGTTAAGACGGAAGAGAAGCTCAAGGAACTGAATGAACGCAGGAATGCCTGCCGCCAGGAAGTGGATATGCTTTGCCAGGCGCTGAAGGACGACAAAGCAAGACTGGAAGACAGGGCTATGCAAATAGAGCGGCAGGGACAAGATGTGATAGAAAGGCAAAAGGCGGCGGATTTACAGGCTGCCCTGCTTAGAAAAGCACAGGCAAGACAGGCCGCCGCCAACCAAAAGGCTGAGGCGGACCTTAGGTTGGAATATGACAAGTTGAGCGCGCGCAAAGACCTTCTGGATGCCAAAGAGAAAGGACTTGCCAAGCGAGAAGCCAGCCTTGCCACACAGGAAGCTGGTTTGGTTAATCTCAAATCAGAACTTGATTTGCGGGAACAAAAGGCGACACAGGACAGGCTAGACCTTAACGCCAAATGGGACGAAATCCTGAAACGGGAAGCCGACCTGGAAACAAACTGGAAAGTATATGCCAAGGCCAAGAAGAAACTTGACCTTAAATTGAAAGAGATGGAGGACTGACGCGATGCCCGATATTCAGCGAATGGTCGAGCATGATCCGATAACCGAATCAGACCGAACGATATTGGGAGGCCGGGCTTATTCTTCAACTCCTATAGACGTTAAGACCTATCGTTCTGTCGCAAACACAGTCTCCGTCTCCGGCGATACTGATCTTGTGGCCGCCGTGCCCGGCAAGCGCATTAAATTCTTTTCCCGCCTGTTTACCACGCAGAGCGCTTCGGCAGTGACAGTGATCCTGAAAAGCAAGACTACCGGAACGGTTCTTTTCAAGGCGACCTTCCAGGCCATAAGCGGCTCGACATCGGGAGTGTGCGGGGATTCGGTAACGCCGCCAGCTTTTCTGGGAGCCACAGCGGCCGGAGAAGCGTTGACCATAAATCTTAGCGCCGCCGTGCCTGTGGACTATACAATATGTTATTGGGCGGACGATGCCATATAGCTGTGGCAGATTAAGGAGGCATAGGTGGCATTAGCTTTATTAAACGTTTGGGACTTGCGGCAATACCCCTGGGGTTGGCAGATACGGGCTGATTTTCAAGATGACGCCGCCGGGAATATTCATAATGAGGCGATTTGCTTTCCCACGAAACCAACACAAGCAGAGATAGATGCCGCTGTGCTTAAGCGGCAGGAAGCATTGGCAGCGCGGCCAGAGCCAATAATTGCGGAGGATGGAGCTATTGTCTAAGGATTTATTTGAACTAAAAAGGGATTTATCTAAACTAAAAACAGTGGAGAAAAATGCTGTTAACGCTGGGTTAGTTGTGCTGGAAAAACATGTGCTGCCTATTGCCGATATATTCAACCAACTTGATGCGCAGCGCAGGCAGAAACTACTGGAACACAGTCCAATACTGGCTAGATTTGTAGAGTTAGCGAGAGGATTCAGTGACGACTCTGACAGCTAAAGCAATCAGCTTCTCGCTTCAACGAGGGGCCTTGCTGCGCCGCCTCTCCACGAAGGCCCCGTCCGGGCCAATATATTCAGGGCTGCGTTTATATCTCTATCAAGAGACAGTCCGCAAAAAGGACAATTATGCGCTCTGACAGCAAGAGATTTCCTTACAACCTCTCCACAGGCAGAACACCTTTGGGATGTTCCATTAGGGGAGATTTCCTGATACCAGCGTCCGGCGCTTTCAGCCTTGACCTTAAGTATACTCAGGAATATACCCCAGGAAGCGTCAGAGATAGGCTTGGCAAGGTATCTATTTTTCATCATACCCTTGATATTCAAGGCTTCTACAGCAAAGCCATCGTGCCTCTGAACAAGCGAGCATGCGATCTTATGACAAAAATCAAGCCTTTGATTGGCAATCTTTTCGTGATGTTTAGCAACCAGAACACGCGCCTTTTTTCTACGGTTAGAACCTTTCTTCTTGCGGGAAAGCCGCCTTTGAGCTTTGGCAAGTTTCCTTTCAGCCAATTTCAGATATTCAGGAGAAGAAACCTGCTTGCCATCACTGGTAGAAATAAAGGCATTGAGACCAACATCAATTCCGACATTCTTGCCTGTTTTAGCAAGTTCAACAAATTCGGTTTCAACAGTGAAAGAAGCATACCACTTGTCGTTTCTTCTGGTAATAGAAACAGTTTTTACTTGCCCGGAGACAAGTCTATGCCACTTAACCTTTATACAACCGATATTCTGAAGATAAAGGCGGTTATCTTTTATCTGACAACCATCGCCAAGAGTTGCATAGGCTATTGTATTAAATCTGTCGGCAGATTTAAAGCGTGGGTAGCCAGGCTTTTCGCCAGCCCTTACTCTGCGAAAGAAGGACTTGAAGGATTTGTCAAGCCGCCTAAGAGTTTGCTGGAGAGAGCTATAATTGCAAAGGGCAACCCTTTCATTCTCTTTCCTGAGCTTTGGAAGAAGATTGGTGGCTTGAGTGGAATAGTTAACCCCCTTGCCTGTTTGTTCATATATCTCTTTTCTTTGTGCAAGGGCTTGATTGTAAAGGAAGCGGTGTCCATCAAGCCGAGCTTCCAGAGATATAATTTGCTTCCCGGTTGGGTAAAGCCTGTATCTGTAAGACTTGATCATTTACTTCCCTTTTTGATTGGCGATATAGTTCTTAACCACCGTATCACTTACAAAGCCAATAGTCCCAACATAATAGCTGCGAGACCAGAGTGTAGGGAGTTTTCTCCTCAAGTGTTCGTATTTTTCTCTAAGCACGTGAGAAGTAAAACCTTTAAGCTGTTGAACAATATGATGAATTGGCAATATCGGGATACTGGAAACAAATACATGAACATGATCAGGCATTATCTCAAGAGCCTCGATCTTCATGTTTATCTCTTCTGCTTTTTGATACAGAAGCGATTCGAGGTCTTTGGCAACATCATCTATCAATACCGATTTCCGATATTTCGGGCACCACACGATATGATAGTTGATGTTATAAACGCATCCAGCAGATATTTTATATCTTGTGTGAGCCATATATGCCTTTATAACATATCTCTGGTATATAATCAAGAAATATCTTTAATAAAAGGAGGCTACGCGATTCCCCTGACAGCTAAAACAGTCAGTTCCCTCGCGTAAAATATTTATGGCCTCATATAAAAGTTACGCAACCGGAAATTGGAATGCTGAAACTACCTGGGGCATAACCTGGGTAGCGTCAACAGCCAAAGAGCTGAATGACTGGGTGACGCCTACCGTTTTGAATGGTTATGTTTATGAGTGCGCTGTAGCGGGCACAACAGGGGCTACAGAACCCACCTGGCCTACAGTCATAGGCAATACCGTGGCAGATGGCACGGTTACATGGACATGCAGGGCGCAATATCCCCAGACCGCCGGCGATATTTTCACTATTTCAGCCGGGCATACCGTTACCTATAATGTTTCGCAAACTGCGGAATTTGCCGGTGATAGCAATATTTTTGGGCTGCTGACTTTTGCTCCGGCAATCAACACCAAATTGGTTATGGCTAATGGGCAAAGGATAGTTGTAAAAGACGGGGGGGAATTGCGTGTAGGCGCAGCAGGGGCGGTAATCGGGGCTTCGTATTTAGCGGAACTGTACTGGAACGAGACGGCCGATGATATTGATGCTTTGTTGATTAACGCTGGCGGCAAGTGGACTATGGCCGGAGACCCCGCCTTGTATGGCTCGGATGATGATACCACATTAGCGGCGGATTGGACTGCCGGGCAGACATTTACGGCTACAGGGGACTTTACCGCCAAGTGGGCCGTGGGGCAGGAGATTACTGTGCACCGAAACATAGCATATGGCGGCTATAATACGGATACCCGTCTTTTTACAATCGCCTCTCTGGCATTGAATGGCGCAAACACGGACATAACCATAAATGAGGCCGCCCCTGCGG